GGTCCTGCGCCAGCTTCAATTCCGCCTGCAGCTGGCGGAAGCTGGTGCTATAGGCGGCGTTGGCGGCGGCCAATTCGTCAGCGCGAACCTTCCACGCCTCACGCTCGGTGACCGTGCTGCGCTGTGCTGCTTCCGCAGTGGCCCGCTCAGCGTTGGCCGTGTCGACCCGCGCACCCTGCACAAAAAGGGTGACGGACAACGCGACCACGACCACCAGCAGTACGCCGATCGCGTACAGCAGTGGCTTGACGCTGAGCTTGGCCAGGATGCTCATGACGGATCAGGCGCCCGCTTGACCGGCTTCGTCAGGCAGGTCCGGCAGTTTGATGCTGGGTAGCCCCTGCCCTTTCAATCGCAGCAGCAGATAGAACCAGCTCATCAGCTGCAACGCCTGGCCGGCTGAAGGATCCGCGAGCAAGCTACCGAAGCGCTCCTCGATAAAGTCCACCTGCGTAGCGGCCCAGCCCAAAAGAGTCACCAGGTAATCGCCCAGCACCATGCCGAGAGCAGCCAGCCACGCGGTGTAGGACTTCCATGCACGGGCCAATGGCACGGCACCCTTCTGGGTGAACTTGTCGTAGAAAAAATAGGCCGCTGCAACCAGCAGGACCAACAGCAGGGTGAAGAAGAGTTGCATGTGTGGATCCTCAGTTGTCTTCGGCGGCGAACCGCAGGTTGCTGGCGATGCGGCGCATCCAACCCGCGCCGTGCACTTTCCAGTTCTTCAGCCGCGTCATGAACTCGATACGGTCTGCGTTGAATCGATACGCGATGTCGTTTCCATCGGTGGCGCGGATGGCGGCCAGCGTCATGGCGCCGATCATTCCGTCATCGGCAACCTTCACGGCCCGCTGCAGCCAGCGCGTCGCCTGGGCGATGCCGCTGTTGACTGCACCGTCGAGCAACTGGAACGCAACCACTGGCGCCAACTTGTCGCACTTGGCGGCTGCCCAGAAATCGCGGCGGTAGATCGCAATGGCCTGATCGCGTGTCAGGTTCTTGATATCCAGGTTCGGATACGTGTTGGCGGCAATGCCGAACTTCGTGCCCTTCAACTGGCCAACGCCCACACGCCCGCCCGTCCAGTTGCCTGGATCGCGAGCGTCATTGGTGTAGCCGCCTTCGTGCGAAAGCAGCCGGTCAATGAAGAGGGGGAAGCGGTCGGTCATGGAGTCTTCTGTGCCTGTTCGACGGTGTTGACGCGGCGTTCTATTTCGGTGATGCGCCAGACAAGTCCCGCGTTGACGGTCTCTTTCAGTACACGCACGTCCGCAGTCAGCTGCTGGACTTCGCGACTGATGTCGGCCTGTGCGTTGCCGTTCTCGCGTGTCTCGTTACGAATATCCAGCAGCACCATGCCGCCGAGAAAACTGATTGCTGACAGAAACAGAGGAACACCGAAGCGCGTGATCGCCTTGGCTAACGTGCTCTCTGTGGCCTGCTCGATGTTCATGTGTTGCTCGCTCATCGCCCCTGTCCGACTACTTGGTAAAAAAGGACCCACCACCGCACGCGCCACCCGGGCATCTGCGTGCGGTGGTGGCCTAGGCGGTTACGCGGTGACGGTCGAGTTGCCCGGAGTCAACTTGATCGTGCAGGCGGTCTCGGTATTCAGACCGGCCACCCATGCGATCGCACCGCCCATGACATCGCCGCTCGCGCCGACTGCAGCGCTGTCGTCGAACGCGCCTACGCCGCTGCCGGCGCTTACGTCGAACAACAGCTTCTCGCCCTGTGCGAATACGGCCGCCGAGACCTTAGGCACGCCACTGAAGACGCCTTCAATGGCCACGCTGCCGGTGGCACCATTTGCTAATGCCACCAGCGCTACACCAAGGGTGCCGGGACCGACTTTGACCACCTGGCCGGACGCGACTGCGACGCCGGTGCCGTTGGTCCATTGGATGACATCGCCATCCTGAACAAAGTTTTTAGCCATGACTCTTGCTCCTAGAAATTCGAAAGGTTGGGATCAGCCGCCGCGATGGATGCGGCGGTGACCGGAGGGCGTGTGGATCAACCGTTGCGCTGGGCGCCGCGGTAGTCGATGGCCGCCACGCCGTAGTCGAGGCGAGCCTTCCAGCGCGAACCGTCGACCGAGAAGCCTTCTTCCTGGTCCAGGAACGGAGCGTCGTTGCCTTCCAGGAACGCGACCTCGAGCACCGGCGCGTCGCCCGGATCCGCGAAGAGGTACCACTTGGTATCGGCAATGCGAGGGCTGTCGACCACGTCGGTGAAAAGACCGCGGATGACGTTCGGCTTCTGCAGCTTGTTGGCCGTATCCGGGTCGTACTCCGCGCTGTTCAGCACGCGGGCGGTACTGCCGTAACCCAGGCCGCTGAGGAACACGGAGGGGCGCAGGTCCAGGAAGTCGTTGCCGCTGACGTCCTTTTGCTGGGCCAGCTTTACGCGGGCTTCATCGACCGTGGTCACGGTGGGCGCGGCGCCTGCGTTGAGGTTGCCGTGCTCATTGGCAAACAGCGCGAAGCCATCGCCCATGACCGGGTTGCTCGCCAGCAAGGCGTACACGTCAGCTTCGACCGTACGGGACGCGGCACGGCCCAGCATGGTGGCGGCACCAATGAAGGCACCAAGGTCATCGTTGATGATGGCTTGGCGCGACAGGTTGATGATGTTGCCCTTGGTACCGGCCGTGATGCTGGCCTTCTCACCGTCCGGGATGGACTTGTTTTTGAACTCGCCCAGCTCGGTCAACGCGTCCAGGTTGCCGAGGCTACCAACGCGGTAGCGGTTGTGGGCGCGGAAGTCGCTCACCTGGCCACGTGCGCAGAAGCGCTGCCACGTGTCAGGCGCTACGGCGTAGCCCGCCTGCAGTGCTTTGTGCATGGCGATCTCGAGCAGCACCGGGAAATCGCTGGTGCCCTGGGTGAAGGCACGGCCGATCATCTCAAGCGCGGAGAGGCCATCAGTGCGCACACCGATGCGGGTCAGGCAGTGGCGGCCCAGTTCACGTAGCGACATGCCGCGTGCCGGGTTGGCACCGTCCACCGCATAGCGGCTGCGGGTGGTGGGATTGACCACCATGGCCCGTGCCAACAGCGACTCGGCGGCAGCATTGCGGAACTTGTCGGCTTCGTCTTCGCCGGCCTGCACGCGGTTGAGGTTGCCGCCGGCAGCCGCGTCACGCGTCGCCATGTCGTCCAGGATCAGGCCGCGCACGGTTTCCACCGAGTGTCCTGCACGAATGAACTCGGCAGCACGCTCGGTGAAGCCATGGCGGGTGCAGAGCTCGACAATCTCTGCCGAACGCGTGGTCTGCTGGTTGCCGTCTTCAGCGCTGGCGGGAGCCGACGCAGCAGGGGTGGTTTGGGAATCCGCCTCGGCGGCGGCGCGGGTGGCAGCAGCTGCTGCAGTAGCGGATTGAGGCATGGTGGGCTCCACAGGGTTGTGCGCCGGAGTGGCGCGGGTAAACACGCACGGCGATCCGCCTTGCGTGGTATCTGGTGCGTTGCGCGTGCTGGCGGAGGCATCCGCTGGCACGGTGACAAAGCTGATTTCGTGCGGGCGCCACTCAACGGCGCGATAGATCGGAATGCCACCAGTGGGCTCGTCGATCTGGTAGCGCTGGACGGTGTAGCCAACGCTGATGTTGCGGATGATGCCGTCGCGGATGTCGCCCACGATGCCGGCGATGTCTTCGCGCTCGCTCAGCCGAATGACCGCACGACCTTCGCCGTTTTCGATCCAGGCGCGCTCAACCACGCCGATCTGGTTGCGGATGCTGTAGGTGTTGTGGTCTGCCAGGACGGCAGCGTTACCCGATTCAAGTCGCGAAAGGTCGACGGCACCGTCTTCCAACGAAAGCTCTTCGTCGTAATAGCGGCCCTCCCACCAGTCATAGCGACGCACACGTGCGCCGATGCCCCACGTGACTTCGATGCTGCGCGTCTCCGCGTTGAAAGTGGAAGGCAGCAGACGCGCTTCGATCAGCTGCGGCGGCATCAGGCGCGTTACGTTGTTTGCTTGTGGCATGGGTCAGTCCTCGAATTAGGTGTTGGCGGGATCGACTGGCTCGATCGCGGTCTTGGCCAGTAGGAAGCTCATGAGTTCCAGGGCCCCACTTGATTTCATTGCTTCAAAATCGCGGCCCATTTCTGCAAACACCTGCTCTGGTTTGTAGCCGCGGCGGCGCAGCGCTTCCGAAGGACTGAGCAAGGCATTGCTGATCGCCGTCACATCCGCCTTCACGTCTTGCGCAGGATTGACGTAATCCCAACGTGGTGTGCTGTGGTCGACGCTGCGCTTGGCGCTGCGCTGCACTTTCCCGGCAAGCACTGCTGACTCGATGAACCAGTCGCAGATGCGATCGCACAGACGCGGGATCACCACTAACCACTGGCGCTGTTCGGTATCGCGACGGAAGTCGATCTGGCGGATGCGAGCACTTGAGAAGTTCACTTCCACCATGTCACCGGTCATGGCTTCGTACGGAACACCAAGACCAGCTGCAATCAGATGCAAGCCGAACTTCATGTATTCCACGTAGCCGCCCGCCGGCTTTGGTTCGATTGCCGTCAGGTTCACGCCTGGGCGAACCTCTGAAATGCCGCCGCTTGGCAGCTGACCGACGTCGCCGTAGGTGCTTGAGCTGCCATCGGATCCAGACGTGGATGGCGTGCCGAACTGGATGGGACCTTCCATGACGCTGGCGTCGCCCGAAACAATCATGCCCAGTCGCGTTTCAAGATTTTTGCGCTGCAGCTCAGCATCTTCGTACAGCATCATGTCGCGCACGCGAGCGATGATGGACGCCAACCGGGTGATGCCCCGGCCTTGCCCTGGACGGGTGGGCGCAAACAGATGGATGATGTCTTTTGCCGATACCGGCGCACTGGTAACGCGGCTGCCGCGGCGCATGAGTTCGCCAGGGTGGCTGTCGAACAGCCAATACGCGAACGGCTTGCCCAGGGAGTCGTACTCGATACCGCTGATGATGTCGTTGCCGGAAGGAGACTTGCCAGTTTTTGCGCTGTCCAGCCAGTCGATTTCCAGCAGCTGCACTTGCAGGGGCACCGGAAGATTGTCGTCTGGGCGCCTGGTGCGACGGCGAACCAGGACCTCACCGTCCTGCTCCATGGCGCGATACGCCGCAGCCTGCAAGCCATACATATCGAAGATGGCGTCGGCATCCGCCACTTTTGCCCAACTTGTCCACAAGGGGTTGAGCACTTCAGCGCCATCGCCATCGAATCGCGGCTCGATGCCGGTGCCGATGGTTGCGCTGACCAGCGCCTGGATACCACTTGCGACGTAGGGAACGTTCTGCGCCAGGGAGCGTGCACGGATACGCAGCTCCCGCCCATCGGCGGCATGATCGGCATTGGCGCTAGCCCCTGCGCGACGTGGGCGCCAGCCATCAGTGCGCATAGCGCCCTCATAGGCGCGGGCCAGCAGTGCGCGGGCGCGACTACGGCGGAGGCCGGAATCAGGGTTCCACCACCCGATCACGCGATCCAAGAATGTCACGGACGATCCCACTAATCGCCCCTCGCCGTTGAAAAGTTGTAGCGGCGGAAGCTGGTCCTACCCTGAACACTTGAGAGCTGCTCGGCCACGTGACGCCGCGCACTGAGCAGTTCGTCCATGGTCCGGTAGCGCACGCGACGATCGGCGTACTGCACCTCCAGCGTGCTGCTGGTGATGGCCCGGTCGAGCGCGTCCAGATCGGCTTGTGTGTAAGCCATGTCAGGAAGAGCAGATGGAAGGTGCGATGCGCATGAGCACATCGTTTCAGGTCGAGTGCGGGAGTTCTCGGGGAAACTCCCGCACCCTCAACCCTCCCCGATCACCCGGTACAGGGTGCGCCGGTCGATTCGGTGTTTTTTGCAGATTGAACGGACGGACTTGCCCTGCTGGATCTCGGCACGCAGCTGCTCAATCGGGTACGCGACGTGCGCCGGGATGTAGAGCTCCTGGGCCGGGTACTCGTCCATCAGGTAGCTGACAACCGCCTGGACTATGGCGTGGATGTCATCGCTTTCGCAGCGCAACCGCATGGCTGCACCCACGGCCAGCTCATCTGTGAGCTCCTCGACGCGCACCTTGCGGCGGACGGTATTGCGGCTCACCAGCGGCGTTTCCAGTTGGGCGATGCCGGTGCGGCTGGCTTCGCCTTCGGTGTTTCACGGGAATCCTCGGAGGCTGCCTTTTCTTGAACAGGCGCGGGTAATGTTTCACGGGAATCCAATTGTCGCTTATCGACTGAGGCCAGCAACTGCAGCTCGCGTGCGTCCCAATTGGCCTTAGTCCAGCGGTTTAGGCGCAGCTCGGGATGCAGAGCGGCGGCATAGGCATACACCCACGTATCCAGTGGCTCGTTGCGAGGTGCGCCCCTGGACTTCTCGTAGCGGTTTTTCTTGGGGTTGTAGGTTTCTGAAGTCAAGCCGCCGAAGTAATCTCGGCCGAGCTCGTCACTGAAACGCACGCGCCTGGCATCAGGCTGCTTATCAGCGTCCGCCCCTAACAACGAATACAACATGTTTTTGATGGCCACCGTACCAACGGGATATGCATGCACCCCGCGCCTGTCTAGGTTTCCGCGCCAGTTGATTTCCTGCAGCTTGCCCTTGCCTAGGGGTGGGGCATTGTTCGCAGTCGCGCCGAAAATGGCTATGTGTCGGCGCAAGCGCTGGCTGCGCACGTAGGCCTTTACTGCTTCAGTGCGGTGACCAAACATGTCCTGCGCACTTCCATCGATGCGCAGCAAAGCGCCAGAGCTGTGCTCGATAGGCGTCGATAGCAACTCGGTCAATGCTGCCCATACCGGCTCGTCTGTTGGATCGCCTGGAAGCTCTACGTAGTCGATCGGCCAGCACGTCATGCCACGACCCCAGCCGAGGATCTGCACTGCCAAGCGGTTGTCCTGCGTGTCGACACCCGCGGTGGCGGCCAACACCCATGCCGGTGCCGGCCGAAGCGGGAACGGCTCGGCACGGTCAGCGATGATGTTGAACTTCACCGCTCGCATCGCCGGGTCTTCCCATGGCTCAGCCAGGCGATCGTTGATGAACGTCTTGAGTTTGGCCGGATCGCCTTGCGCGGCCTGCCACATGTGCACCAGGTCGAGCCAGCGCGGGCCCAGACCCATGGGGTAGTACAGCGCATTGGCGTGGTAGCCGCGTACTTTCGCCTCCGGGTTCTCCGCTATCCAGCGGCCCGCAGCGATCAGTTGGGTCTTTTGGTGTTCCTCGATTACCACGCCGCACTCGCGGCAGGCGTACCAGCAATGCGTCGCCTCTGGTGTCCAGTGCAGGCCACCCCACTCGAACGGCTGTTCGTGGCCACAGTCTGGGCACGGGAAATGCCAGCGGCGCCGGTCGGAAAGCGCGTACAACTCCGACACGCGGCAGCGGCCCTGGATCTCCGGCGTGCCGACCTTCAGCCGCTTGTACGTGGACGGAAAGGCGGAACTGCGACCGTTGAGCAATTCGTCAGGATCGTCGCCCGACTTCAATTCCGACGCAAAGCTGGAGAATTCATCGACCAGCACCAGCATTGCCGAGGTGCCCTTGAGGCGCACGGGATTACCGGCGTGCTCGATGTAGAGCTGGCCACCCTGGAAATCCTTGAACGATCGCCGGTTGGATGATTCGCGGCTGCTGGTGCTGGTGAGTACGCGCTGCAAGGCAGGCGTCTCTTCGATCAGCGGGTTGAGTTTCTGGTCGATCCACTTATTGGCCGACACTTCGCCAGGCAGCACGACCATGATCGGGCCCGGGTTTTCCTCCATGGAATAGCCGAGGATGTTGGCTTCCATTTCCGACTTGCCGAACTGGATGGGGAACATGGCGACGACGTCGTGCACGGGGCTACGCGCACTGAAGCAGTCCATCGGCTCGACCAGGAGCGGGTTGCGGCTGTTGTCCCAATCACCGGGAATGGCGCTGCCTTTGCGTGACAGCTTGCGTCGCCGCGCTGCCCATTCGCTCACACGCATGGGCTTGCGTGGCGCGATGGCACGCGCAATGGTGCGTGCGATCTCGGTGCGTGCCGACGCGAAGGCCGTCATGCCGCCACCCGTCCAATGTCACCGAACTTTCGAGCCAGCTCTTCCAGCGACACCTCGATGGCATCACGCAGCAGAACGCGGACCTTGTCCTCATCGGTCGTGGCAGCGAGCTGAGGGGCGAGCGTTGGCGACAGCAGCTCCAGCCGGCTGCGCAACTGCGTCACCGCGTCGGCCACAAAGGCACGCACCTCATCTGCCAGGAACAGCTGGCCAAGCTCCAGCTGCTCTTCACGCAAAGCCTTGCGGGCCAGCGCCTCTTCCTTGTCGGCCAGGGCTTTTGCCCGGCGCGAGGAGTGCGGGTCGGATGGCAGGGTGAGTGGGGTATCCCCATCCTCTCCGCTGTCCGGCCCCTGCTGGCCTTCCGCCGCCGCATCCACGGCCGGTAGGGCGGCGGCGGCCCGCTTCGCGGCGTGGCGGCCGCTGACGCCGGTCTTGGAGGGGTCGCGGGTGTCGGCGATAAGGCGGATGGAATCAGCGACGCGGACGCGCTTGCCGTCGTCCGTCAACACCAGGCGCCCAGCCTGCTTGAGCTGGGTGATGTAGCCAGGCTGGACGCCCAAGTGTGCCGCGAACTCGCGCAGCCCTAGCGTGCCGCCCTCATCCACGAAGTTGCTCCTTCCCTGTTTTTTTCCAAGGCTTGAAACGAGAGAGAGGCGCGCACGCGTATGGATTCGCCCCTTGCGGGCATGTCTGCGGCATCGTCGTGGGGATGACGGATGAGACAACCCGCGCCACGTCTAGCTGTCTGCGGCATTGCGGGGTCTGCGGGTTCGTCCCTACGCGGGCGCATGTGTGCACGCGCACCTGCGCTAGGGCGGAATGGGATTCTCTCGTGTGCGGGCGCACGATGACCCCGCAATGCCGCAGAGAGCGAGCAACGGCGGGATTTGACCCCGCAAACAATGCCGCAGTCCAGCCCGCAAACTCTCGCGATGCCGCAGAGACCGTCACGGAATACCCCCAAACCCGTCATCCGCTGACGTGTTGCCGCCCAGGTAGTCCTGCATGCCGTGGCGCATGGCCTGAATCTGATCGCCAAGCCAGTGGGATTCCACAGCTCCTTCAGGCGCGTGCTTACCGAACAGGTACATGGCCTGGGGATTGGTGATGCCCTGCCCTCGCAAATACCCCTTGCGCGTGCTGACCAACTTCCGTCGTCGCTTGAGCGTGTCCGAGAAGCGCTTCAGCGACGCCGGCTTGATGCCGACGTTGGAGCACCAGCGCTGATAGACCTTGAACCAGTCCAGCACCAGGCCAGGTTGGGCGCGTAAGGGAGGTAGGTCGTCGTCGAGCAGCGCCGTGAGGAAATCGATGGGACTGTCCTGCGCCAGCTCGATCAGCTCGCGCTTGGCTTCCGACGACGGTGGCTTGGTATGTGGGTTGAAGTCACCCAGATCCAGGTGCAGCAGGAAGTCATGCAGCGCGGCAATGCCGCCGTCCTTCATTTGTTGCGCAACGGCCTTGTAGTACTCCTCTTCCTTCGGATCCGCCATCCACAGCACGCAGTGGCGCCGGTCGTCTTCCTCGAGCACGACCGGCATGGATTCATTCGACAAGAACACCAGGTTGCAGTGGTTGGCCTCATCGTAGGCCGCAATGTGCTTCGGGTTGATGCGTATCTGCGTGCCTGTGATCAGCGTTTTGAGCTTGTTCTTGTGCTCGAAACGGTGCGCGGATGCCACGACCTCATCGGCGATCAGGAACAGCTTGCGGCTGGCCCAGTCGTTGTGTTTGTCGACCAGGGCGTCTTGATCGAGGATGCGGCCGTACTGGCCATAGATGCCCATGATGCCTTCGAAGAACAGGTTCTTGCCTAACCCCTGGCCACCGTGCACGACGACGGTAGATTTCATCTTTGCGCCCGGGTGCTGGATTGGATAGGCGCACCACTTGAGGATCCATTCGTACAGCTCACGGCTGTTGCGCTCGCCGCTGCACATGTAGCGCAGCAGGTCCAGGATCAATTCGCATTTGCCGCTCTTGGGCTCCGAAGGCCAGCCACCCCACAGATTGCAGGTGACAGCAGAGTCCTCTTCCGCCGGATCGAAGCCCACTTCAGTTTGCCGAACAATCTGGCGGTCGGAATGTTCCGCCCACGCCTTGTAGAGATCGGGGCGCACGCATGCGTTGCGCACGTCGGTCAGCGGAAGAAGCAGATGTTCCTGATGATCAAATGCCGCGCCGTTGCCGGCATACACCAGCGCGTAGCGCTGCAGTAGATCGTCGACGTATTGCATCGGGCGCAACTTGCCGCCCTTGCCCCCGGGTGTGGAGGAAGAGACGGCGCGCAAGGCGGGGGGTCCCCAGCGCAACTCCAGGAGGCGGGCGGTCACCACGGCGCCGACCGCACCCAGCCCTTCGGCCGCGTGCAGGTCGTTGAAGTCGGTTAGCTTGCGGCCGGTCGCTTCGTGCTTGGCCTTACGACCGGCTTCGTCGGCGAATACTGGCTTGACCCACTCGCCGCCAACGGCCATGGCCGCAGCGCTGGCCGATGAAACACCTGGGTTGCCCTCAGTGAAGCAGTCGTCGTCGGCGCATATCAGGATCTTCGCCTGCTTGTACCTGGCGCGCAGCGCTTCCGCGACGGGCTTCAGGTTGCCGGCATCGAACGCACACACGACGGGATACCCCGTGGCCGCGTGGATAGATGCCGCAGTCGCATAGCCTTCGGCCACCAACACAATCCAGTGCGGCTGGTGGCCGAGCAAATGGAAGTGGCCCTTCTTGGCAACGCCTGCAGGCCAGAATTCTTTGGTCGGACGCCCGCCCTCTTTTGCCTGGGCAGCGGTGCGCAGGAACTGGAGGCCGTGGATCCGCCCGCCCGTGTCCGTCAGTGGCAGCACGGCGGTGTGGTGCTTGGTGAATTTTAGGCCGTAGCCCAATACTGCCTTGTCGCGCAGGTAGGGCGAATCACCCTCGGGCAGCAGTTGTCCCCAGGCCTTCGATGCGCGATCGGCCGCAACCTGCGCTTCCTTCTTGCGCTGCAGATCTGCGGCCTTGGCAGCATCTGCCCACACGCGCTTCATCGCATCGCGTTGCTCGGCAGTGACACGGCCGGTGTCATCCTTGGGAAGCGCAACCTTCTGCCCATTCTGGTCGTTACCACGCCACACGCCATAGGCGCCGACGATCAATAGACGGTCAGCGCTGGGTGACCATTCCTTGAGCAGGTACCAGCCGCGCTTCTCGCGCCCACCGTCCTGCGTGAAAACACGCACTGGCTTGTGGCTGTTGATACGCAGGCCTTCGCCTGGAGGAATGATCAGCCCTGCATCGACCAGCTGGCCAAGCACGTCGTCGTAGTTACTTGCCCCCATTTCAGTAACTATTGACCCCACTGACTACACAGCGAGCAGGGTCCGAATTACCCGCGTAGGGGTTGCCCAGGGAGGACCCAAGCCCGGAACCTGAACAACCTGAACGACCCACACACCTCACCGTCGCGCTGCATTTCAGTTGCGCGATTGCGCTGCTTTCAATACCCATGGGGGGAAGGGGGCGGATCATGCCTTGACCTCGAGCATCAGCACGCCTTGACCTGCGCGCTTGGCGTCATCCTCGATGCGTATGCGCTCGCGCTCTGCGATGGCATCGTCACCAGTGAGACCAGGTGCGTCGCTGTATAGCTCAGCCATTGCACGCAGCAGGCCAGCGTTTGCTTGCACGTTGGGATGTGCGAGTGCGCTGCGGTTCCAGTGTGCTGGCCTCCCCATGGCCATGGCTGTCAAGCCTCGACACCAGGCAGTAGCGCGTGCACTCGACGCCTTACGGCTGTGATCGCGATGATCAGGTCATCGGACTCATCGAGGATCTTGCGTGCATGCGGCAGGTCGGCCGCGTCGATGCGACCATCACTCATCGCAGGAGATAGCGCTGCGACCAGCTCACCGAACTCCGACATCAGGTTGGCAATGCCCACCGCCTGCTCTGCCTCGGTATCGCTCACCAGCTTGACGGGCAACACACCACGCCTGCGCGCCAGATCGCGTTCGCAGTTGCTGCGATACGGCTCGGGCAAGCTCATCACCCACGCATCTTCCAGGTCAACAGGCAGGGTCTTGACCGTGCCGTCCATGTAGCGACGAATGATCTGGGCGTTGTTGTCCATCGCCTTGATCAGATCCGCGCCCTCGCCCGTACGCAGCTTCACCTGGCGAACATCGGGTGCGGTCATGCCGATGTAGTTCTCGGCCACGGTCATTGCGAATGACGTGTAGTTGCACCCCGTGCTGTCCAGCATCTGGCGCGTGTGCGCGTAGACAACCGACTGACGTGGCGGCAGAAATTGACGGGCGGCCTTCATGCGCGCACCTCACGTGCGCCTGCAGAATCCAGGCCATGCACAACGTCCTGCCCTTCCCTACCCGCCTTCGCCTGCACGTCATGCGGGCATTCAACATTCGAACCGGCCCGGGTGCGGTGGTCGCAGTGTTCTTTCGGCTTGGGATACAGCTGCACGATCACAGCCAACGCGGCCAAGACCAGGGCAGCCAGAACAATCACCCAGAGAAACCAAGCCGTGCCCCGTACTGACGGCCCGAAGCTGCCGACGGGATACTCCTTCCGGTGCCAGTTGTTGAGCACCATTTCCAAAACCTGCAGCTGGCTGAGCTTTCGCATGTCAGCCCGCCTTGGCCAGCGGTTCGCTGGATTCGGTAAAGGCTTCTGGCTTCTTCAACTGGGCCTGCAGCAGCCGCAACGGGGGAACAGGCCGGTCTTCAGGCCACTGGGCAACCGCTGCACCCGTGATTTCGAAGAACCGCGCCAGCTCGGCGTCGGTCTTGAAGCCCAAAGTCTCGCGGAGGGATCGTTTTGATAAGGGATTCGACATGGGCGTGCACGTTAAGACCTCTTAGCGTTCTCGTCAAGCCCCCGAAACACACGGATTGTTAAGCTGCCTTATGACCACCCAAACCATGGGCGCACGCCTGAAAGCCGCCATGAAGCGCCTGGAGATTATTCCGGCCGATCTGGCCAGACGCAGTGGCGCGAGCACCGCCACCATCAGCAATTGGCTGAACGACAACGTCGTGGCCGAGCACGTGAAGGCCGAACAGCTGTTCCGCATTGCTGATGCCGCAAAGATGAGTGCCAGGGAATTGCTCCTAGGCGAATCCGACCCGTACCCGAGCATGGGAGTCGCTGAGCCGCAAGCAGAGTATGCGTCTCACCCTATGCAACTGGAGGACTGGATTATCTCGTTCCAGCTGGTAGCAGAAGCCCTCGACGACAAGGGATTGACGCTACCACCCGCCAAGCGGGCCGAGGTCACTCTATTGGCCCACGACCTGCTCACGGAGGGAATGCCCAGGGCGAAAGTGCTGCGCTTCGTCCAAGCCGCAGCCGCTTGAATCCAGGGGGATTACATGTCGCACGAAAAGGTCACACGACTCCGACAACTGATGCACGAAGCTGTACCCGTACAGAAGCAACAGACCGCCGCCGAAGCAAAAGCATGGCGTGCCGCGCACCTGCATGAAATCAATTCGCTTCCGCCAGCCCTTCAGCGCACCTGGCAAGCCATCACCATCCGCAAGATAAATCGCATCGCCGTCTGGTACGCGTTGGCAGCTGAAATCGAGCAAGTTCTGCAAACTGCCGGCGTTGAATCCGTTGAATCACTCAGCGACATGCAGCTGGTCAATCTTCACGCACGGCTGCTTCAGGTCGAAGAGAGCTATCAATCCGGCGCTGAAGCGCCGCCCGTATTGCCGACCATCAGGCGGTTACTCACCAACCCGGTACCGGTCGTACTCAAGCACGCCGTAAACCACCCCGCTCAGCTGGTTTCTAAAAACTAGCTTCTTGATCTGACGATCCTCGCTGCCTGCCATATAACGGGACAGGCAGCTTGCCGTTGATGCCTGCGCGGCTACATCGAGTGCGGTCCAACGCGCATCCGTGAGCAACGTCACTTCGCCGCGGGTGATTCCGCCCGGCCGAATGAACCCTTTCGATTCCATCAGCTTGGCCATTTCCGTACAGGCCTCACTTACAGGCCGATCGATTGATTCAATCGGCGTGGGCCGCGCCGCTGCTGCGGTTACCGCCGGGGCCGCGCTCTTGCGCACCTGCGCGTCGTTGATTCCTTTGACGAACACGCCGACGCAGGCCGCCCCCAACACCACTCCAACCACTATCAGCTTCCATTGCACTGCGGCATCTCCCGGTCAAATCCAATGTTCGCCCGGGCATTCGGTCACAGATCCGGGCACCCATCTATTGTGCCGAAAGAAAATGCGGCAAAGCCGCTAAGACCACTTGACATAACGCTAAGTGCGCTTAATACTCGCCACCGTCCGGTCACCCGACCAGACAGGGCACCACCGGAAACGCCGCATCCCCTCGGCCTTCCGACGGCAAAACCCGCAGGCTCGGCGCACCAGATCCCCTCTCCGCCCAGCCTGCGGGCCGCCCTTTCCAAACCGGAGAGGCCGCCATGTTCGACGCCATTGCATCCCAGGACAGCGAAACCAGCACCGCAGAGCCCACCGCCACCCTGCCTCCGGCCGCCATGCGCTGCATGCGCGCCGCCAGCCGCGCAGACCACCAGCACGCCAAGGCACTGCGCAGCAGCGCCGGCGGTGAGCACTTCCAGGACCACAAGCGCCGTGCGCGGCTGCTGAAGGTCAAGGAAAAGCGCACCGAAGCACGCAGCGACGAACTGGCATGGGAGGCGCGCTGATGGCTACCGCTCCGCACCCCGCCCTTCTTTCCCTGCGTCGCCGCATCGAATGCGACGTCCACACCGCCCGCAACTGGCTGCGCCGGCACTGGCTGACCCTCGCATGGGTGGCGATGGCGCTGCTCGCGCTTTGGGTCGTGCCCATGCGCGCCATGGAGCTCGCCAACTATCACAACACCAAGGCGCCAGTGTGCGGTGCGGTGCGCGGATGATGTGCAACCAAGCCAGCCTGGTCGTGGTGCCAGTGGTGCATGTCGGCCTGCACGGCCGCATCCACATCGCCTTCGGCATGCACGCGCCCAACCTGGTGGGCACACGCGAGGAAATGGCCGCGTTCGCGAAGGCCATCCTCACCGCCACCGGCAAGGTGGAACCCTTCATCGAAGGCGACGTCCAGCACTGCAACGACGACATCCACCCGCGGGCGGTGACCGCATGAATACCGCCGCCCTGATCGTGCTGATCTGTTTCGACGCCTACATGTGGCTGGTCCACATCCCGCTGCTGATCATGGAGACGTTCGCATGAGCGTCGATCACATGCTGAGCCAGGGCGTGATGGAAAGCATCCACGCCACCACGCCTGGCCGTCGCACACCCCGCAAACGCAACCCGCTGCCTGCCGCTCTTGGCTGGGCGGCCGTCGCGTTGCTGTCCCTTTTCGTGCTGGCCGCCGCCAGCGTACCCGGAGCCTGAAATGCAAGCCAACTCCCTCACGCCCAAGCTGCGTGCCGCCGTGTGCGCCGCGCATGCCTCACCAGGTCAGCGCCTGCTGCGCTGCCCAGGCGGCTACACACCCGCCAACCCGATCGCCGGCGACACCATCACCCGCCGCGTGGTCAACATGCTGGAGCGCGATTACATCCTGCGCTACGAAGGCCCCATGCACGCCACCGCCGTGCTCACCACCAAGGGCGAACGCCTTGCCGATGAACTGGTGAAGGCGGGTGCGAAGTGATCACCATTTACCAGGAAGTTGAAGTTGAAATCGATGCGGATGCAGTCATTGCTGACGCTGATGATGAAGACATCAAAGATCTGATCGATGCAGCAGTCAGGAAAGGCAAGCTCACCAGCGTATTCGGTTACGGTTACGGCTACGGCGAAGGCGACGCTGCACATGCCGAAAACATCATCGAGCGCGCCTACCTAGCCGCCAAGGCCATGCCGAACCTACCCCGCGATATCGCTGACCTGTTCTGGCACGTTCACGGGAGGGCACTGTGATCGAGGCCTTCACCAACTTCATCTTCACCCAGCTCATGCAGCGCGTCGCCGCCAAGCGTCCGCCCAACTTCGTGGTGGGTGCAGACGATCCCCAGGGCGCCTACCTGCGCCGCTGGTACCTGCTGCCGCGCAACCCTATCTGCAACATCTACCTGCACCACTTCTTGCGTGACGACGATGACCGCGCCTTGCATGACCACCCGTGGGCCTGGGCATCGTGGCTGCTGCGTGGCAGCTACATCGAGCACACCATTGCCGCCGGCGGCGTAAACCACAAGCGCATGCGCCACGTCGGCAGCTGGAAGTTCAGCCTGCCCAGTCGCGCACACCGCATAGAGCTCGTGCAGGTCCCGGATCCAGAGGTCACTTACAAATATCCGTTTTCGTGGGCTTCAACGATCGGCGCACCGTGCTGGACGCTCTTCATCACCGGCCCTCGCGTGCGTGACTGGGGCTTCCATTGCCCCGATCAAGGCTGGATCCACTTCATGCGCTTCACCAAGCCCGGCAGCGTGGGTGAACGCGGTCCCGGGTGCGACGCATGAGCAGCGTTCCCGAACGTGGCATCCGCACCGGCCGTTCGGTCGCGGTGCTTACCTACCTGGAAAAGCAGACCCGCTCGCGCAACGTGCGGGACATCATGAATGCCGTGGGCGTCAGCGAATGCACGTTGATGTACGGCACCTTGTCCACCCTGCAGCGTCAGGGCCGGCTGCTGGTCAAGAAAGTGGGCGGCAACAACATGTTCCGCATCGCACCGGGCGCACTGATCAACAAGCGCACCGGTGCACGCCTGGACCAGCCCACCACACCGGTGAAGGTCGCCGCACGCGAGAAGGCCGCGGCCAACCGCGCGGCCAAAGCGCAGGCCACAGCCATCCAGCAGGTGAAGGCGACGCCGGCGAAGCGAACGCCCACCGCTACGCCTGCCCCCACGCCACGCGTCAAGGCACAGCACAGCGCCGGCCTCACCTCGCGTGTCATCAACACCCAGCGCCTCACCGCCGCCAACGCGCACGGTGGCGCGTACCTGGCCGCCAAGCGCATCGAGAGCATGCAGATCGCTGACGACATCGCCGAGTTCGAAGCACACGGCGGAAAAATCCAGCGCCTCGGCATGCACGAAACCTCGCGCCCACTCAATGGCGACTACCGCGACACCTTCACGATCAACGGCGAAGACCGTGGCGGATTCCGTCCACACACGCTGCGCGCCCTTCCCGCAAACCCCGTCGAAGCAATCGACGACGACTCCGACGACTGAGGAACCCACCATGTGCACAGAACTTTCCGGCCCAGACTTCCTGGACAAGCTGGCGGACACCGAGTCGGGCAACGGCTTCGACATCAACGCCCACGAATACCGCAAGCGCGCATCCGAGTGGCGCGAGCTGGAAAAGCAAGCTAACGCCCAAGAAATCGAGGTCGCTCGCCTCACTTCCGAACTTCGCATCCTTCGTGCCCAGGCAGCCCGTGCCGCGGCCGAGCTTACCGCAGCCTGACCCTGGAGAACGACATGTCCGAACTTAATATCCGCGTCACCCACCGCACCGAAATCGACGGCCGCGCGGTCGAGCGCACCATCGATATCGAAACTAATCCACCGCGGGAACCAAGCACTTTGCTGGCCACCTTGCGCGACACTTCGGGACCGCGCATCGAAGTCCCGCTTCCGGAGTTCTCTCAGAAGGAGCGGACAGCCGGCGGCGGAGCTTCCGCTGCAGATGTGTTGACCGAGTCGGCGCTTGCTGCCGGCATTCGTTTCACCCGCGTCCTCGCCGATGGCCAGTATTTGAAGCCCGACAGCGATCGCACCGATCACCATGCCGTGATCGATCACAGCACCGGCCTGATGTGGTCCGTCGAATCCCTCGGTGACCCGAGCGATGAAAACGACGGCATCACCCAGGAGCACTGCATCGAACGCTGCAAGCAGCTCCGACTGCTGGGCTACGACGACTGGCGCCTGCCTACGCGCACCGAACTCGCTGCGCTGGTCGACGACACGCGCCACGAACCGGCCATCGATACGAGTCTCTTCCCGCACGTTAAGCCGCGGTGGCACTGGACCAGCACCCCGGCTGCCTGGTCTTCGTCGGCCGCGTGGTTCGTCGATTTCGGCGGCGGCTACGTCTACTACTACCACCGCAGCAGCAGCGGGTTCGCGTTGGCCGTGCGTCGTGCCAGTCAGTAATTGGCCTCTTTGATCACCAACAGGAGTACCACCATGTCACCCATCACCCTTATCAAAATCGGCGCAGACGGCCAGCCCTTGCCGAACGACGCCACCGAGTGGGCTGCCGTTGAAGTCGCGGGCCTTGGCCTGCAGTTCACCGCCACCCAGATCAACGAAGAAGAAGAATCTCAGGAAGAACTGCAGGCGCGTGCCAGTGCACTCGACCTGCTGGGCAAGACCGACTGGGATCTGCCCACCATCGAAGAGCTGCAGCTGCTCATCGATCGCACGCGCTACCAACCGGCAATCAATACCGACTTCTTCACCAACATCCAGAGCGATTGGTACTGGTCGAAGACACCGGCTGCCTGGTCTTCGTCGGCCGCGTGGCTCGTCTCTTTCGGCGGCGGCTACGTCTGCTACGGCCTCCGCAACGGCGACGGGTTCGCGTTGGCCGTGCGTCGTGCCAGTCAGTAATTTGACTCTCTGCTGATCTCATCATGCCCTCACGTTTCCAGCTACCACCCATCGTCAAGGCCGCCGAGCGGCTGCTTGTGGATATCGAGAACGCGGTGCGCCGCTTCCCTCGCTACCACCGCTACCAGATCGGCGCGGATCTCCGCACGCAGGCCATGTCGGTCTACCGCGTGGCCAGCCGCGCATGGCGCGACCGCGCACACCAGCGGCGGTGGGTGGAACAGCTGGTGTGGGCGGTGGATGAGCTGAAGCAATACATGCAGACCGCCAAGCTGTTGCATGCGTTCACCAGCTTCCGGCAGTTCGAAGAGTTGGCACGCCAGGCCCACGGGCTGGGCGCGCAGGCCGGTGGCTGGCGCAAGTCGTTCGAAACCCCCAATGCCCAGAGTGCGCAAGGCAGCAATGCCGTCCCGCAGCGCGGCAAGAAACTGAGTACCTGCGCCGCCTCCACGGGGGCCAACCAATGACGACGCCACGCTACCAACACGGATGTGCGGCTGGGTCGCAAGAGCGCGGGGAAGCGGCTGCCTGGTCTTCGTCGGCCGCGTGGAACGTCAATTTCAACAACGGCAACGTCAACAACAACCACCGCAACAACAACGGGTTCGCGTTGGCCGTGCGTCGTGCCAGTGAGTTTCAGGGGGCCGTGCCGCTGCAATCGCTTTACCGTGCCTGGCGTCGTGCACGCCGGCAGAAGGTGCCCAGCCACAACCAGCTGCGATTCGACAGTCGCTGGATGGAGGGCCTGCTGCACCTGCAGGACCAGATGCAGAACCGCACCTGGTCGCCGCAGCGCTCCACCTGCTTTATCGCCACCCGCCCCAAGGCACGTGAGATCCACGCACCGGACTTCGCCGATCGCGTCGTGCACCACTGGCTGGTGCCGCAGCTGGAAGCCATCTACGAACCTCGCTTCATCCACGACAGCTACGCCAACCGCGTAGGCAAGGGCAGCCATGCCGCCGTGCGCAGGCTGCAGGCATTCGTGCGCCAGGTGCACAGCGGCCAAGGTGGCGGCTACTACCTGCAGCTCGATATTGCCAACTTCTTCAACAGCATCCATCGCCCCACTCTATGGGCCCAGCTGAAGCCGGTGCTGCAGCGGGCCGGCATCACGCCTGAAGCCCAGCACGTCACCCACGCACTGCTGCGCCGCGACCCGACACAGGCCGGTGTAGATCTACGTGCCACTGCACAAGAGCTGGAAGCCGTACCGGCGCACAAGCGGCTGTGTAACGCGCCGGCAGGGTTCGGCCTGCCCATCGGCAACCTGTCCAGCCAGTTCTTCGCCAACGTGCACCTGGACGCGCTGGACCAGTTCTGCAAGCACGAGCTCAAGGCCACGCGCTACCTGCGCTACGTCGATGATTTCGTGCTGGTGCACCACGACCGTGAGCAGTTGGCCGCCTGGCAGGCGTGCATCGCCGAATTCCTGCACACGCACCTGCGCCTGGCGTTGAAGGCCGATATCAAGCTGCGTCCGCTGGGCGACGGCATCGACTTCCTCGGTTACGTCATCCACCCCACGCACACGCTGGCCCGCCGGCGCGTGGTGGTGCATGCACGCGAGACCCTGCAGGCATGGGAACGCGCCCACGTGCGCCCAGGCGAGCTGCACGGCACGCCAGAAGACTTCCGTCGCATCGGCAGCGTCATTGCCAGCTACCACGGCCACCTGCGCCACGCCAACAGCCACCGCCTGCAACAGGCCCTGCACACCCGCTTCCCCTGGATCACTGCCGCCGCACTCCCGCGGCGTTTCTCTCACCGCCTGGAAGGCAGGCGCATTTCCATTCCCTACAGGAGCTGCACATCATGACAATCCAAACCATCCCGCTGTCCAGCCTGCAACTGAGCACGCTCAACGCACGCAAAACCGGTGGCGAGAACGTCGCCGATCTCATCGCATCCATCGAGGCCGATGGCTTGCTGCAGAACCTCACCGTGGTGAAGGCCAAGAAGGGAAAGTTCGACGTCGTCGCCGGCGGCCGCCGCTTGCGTGCATTGCAATCACTGGTGAAGTCCGGCCACTTGGCTACCGACTACGAGGCACCGTGTCGCGTAGTGGACGAAGCCGTGGCCATGGATGCCAGCACAGCTGAAAACACCATCCGCGAAGCCATGAACCCGGCCGATGAAATCGCGGCATACACAGCGCTGATCAATGCAGGGCGCTCCGTCACCGACATTGCCGTGCGATTCGGCCAGAGCGAACGCCACGTCAATGGCATGCTGCGTCTGGGCACAGTGTCGCCGAAGATCCTCGACCTGCTGCGCAACGACAAGATCCAGCTCGACCAGGTGAAGGCGCTCACCGTTTCCAGCGACCATGCGCGGCAGGAACGCGTGTGGGAAGAGGCAGGCAACTACGACAACGATCCGGATGATCTGCGGGCCGCACTGACCGAAGACACCATCTATGGCGTCAGCAGCATTGCCAAGTTCATCACCGTGGAAGCGTACGAAGCCGCCGGCGGCGCACTGCACCGCGACCTGTTCGGCGACGAAGTGTTCCTGCTCGATCACCTGCTGGTGGAACGCCTGGCGCTGGAGAAACTGGAGCGCACTGCCGCCAAGGAACGCAAGAAAGGGTGGGCGTGGGTTGAGTGCCGGGTTGAGCTGTCCTATCGCATCACCGACAAGCTGGAGCGCCTGCACAACCCCAGCGCCGAAGACAAGCAAGTCGCGGGAGTATTCGTCAGCATTGGCTATACAGGCAAAGCCGAAATCAGCCATGCCTACGTTCGCCCAGGTGATCGCAAGCGCGTAGAGGCGGGGCTCGATGTGGCCCAGCCGCCACAACAGGACCAGCCCACGCCGCCGGCGCCGATCAATGACGAACTGTCCAAGCCCCAGATGAAGCGCCTGCTTGGATGGCGCACCGCGATCCTTCGCGCCGAACTGGCCCACCAACCGCATTTCATGCTGGCAGCATTGCTTACCGAGCTGGTCGAAGACCAACTGGGCATCGTCGCCGGTCACGGACTGGTCAAGGTGCATGGCCGTGCCGTGCTGGGCGACTCAGACCTGATCAAAGGCTTTGAAGAGGCCGTGCAGTCGGGTGTACACAACGACGCACTGGAGGCGCAATGGACCGAACGCCTCAGCGAGTCACCGGATCTACTCACGTACCTGTTAACGCAGGAAACTGGCGTCCTGCTGCGTCTGTTGGCTTTCCTGGTTTCGCGCACCATCGTGGTCGACAGCGCCGGCGAGTGGGTCGACAGCTTCCAGAAGCACGTCAACATCGACATGCGATCGCACTGGACGCCCACCGGCGAATGGCTGGCCACGCTCAGCCGTGCGGCGATCCTGCGCATCCTGCGTGAAGCCACTGATGGCTCGTTCATCGAACACCTGGAAAAGCTAAAGAAATCTGAGCTTGTGCCGCAAGCGGCCGAGCTGTTGGCCAACACCAACTACCTTCCGGAATGCCTGCGCGGCGAAGCGGAGGTGGCGAAATGAGCCACGAAAACGTGCTGGTGATCTATCACGGAAATTGCGCAGATGGATTCACGGCCGCATGGGCAGCGCGGAAGTATTTCGGCGATGCTGCTACCTATTACCCTGGCGTCTATCAAGCGACGCCGCCCGACGTGACTGGCCGGGATGTTGTGCTTCTGGACTTCAGCTATAAGCGCGACGTACTGCGTGAGCTGTCACTCAAAGCGCGCTCAATTCTCGTGCTCGATCACCACAAGAGCGCGGCCGAAGACCTGCCCAACGAAAGCAGGACCGGTGAGGAATTCGCAACTGTGCTACGTATGGATGGGCATGGTTGGACGGCTCCGCGCACCTGGAATTATGTGCAGGGCTGCGTGATTCAGGACCAGTGGGAAGGCATCCGCAAAGCCATCATCTATGCCTACTTCGACATGCAGCGCAGCGGCGCTGGAATTGCTTGGGATTTCTTTCACCCAGGCCAACCACGTCCTGCACTGGTCAACCACGTCGAAGACCGGGATCTATGGCGCTTCGCTTTGCCAGGCACGCGGGAGATTCAAGCTGCTGTCTTCAGCTATGAGTACAGCTTTGCGCTATGGGATCGCCTGGCAGCAGCAGATGTGGAAGACCTGCGCACCGAAGGCGCGGCCATTGAGCGAAAGCACCACAAGGACGTAGCCGAGCTGGTGAAGGTCTGCAAGCGGCGCATGGTGATTGCAGGCCACGACGTGCCGGTGGCCAGCCTGCCCTATACGCTGGTGAGCGATGCAGGCCACCTGATGGCCCAAGGCGAAGAATTTGCTGCCTGCTACTGGGATATGCCTGATGGCCGTCAATTCGGGCTTCGTTCGGCGGGAGGCGGGATGGATGTTAGCCAGATCGCGGCTATCTACGGCGGGGGCGGGCACGCCAATGCGGCCGGCTTCAAGGTGCCGCGAGACCATGAGTTGGCGAGCGCATGACCATCAAGCACAGCGCACTGCGCGACAAGATCAAGCAGCTCGACGACGGCAAGCTCACCCAGTTGATCACTGAGCTCAAGTTCAACACCAAGCTGGAGCAATCGGCCCTGCACTACGCCACCACCGAACGGCGTCGCCGCGTGCGCCAGGCCAAAGCCAAGGCAGCCAGCTGACGTGATCGGCAGCGTGCTCCAGTTCCAGGACCTGCAGGCCTTGTGCCGGCCCAGTGGCGCCCGGCCACCACGGCGGGCCACGGTGGAAGCCTGGGCAAAGAAGATCGGCCTGCCCTACACCTACGACGGAAACGGCGGCATTATCACCACCGTCGACGCCTTCAATGCCGCCATGGGCCTGGGCGCCGCCGCCAACGAAGACCGCCACTACTCGGCGGACACGAGGATCTGATGGCCCGCGGCCGCCCACGTAAAGCACCACGCAACCTGCCCAAGCACATCGACTACAGCCGCGTGCCGGCCGGGCTGTACTGGGACCCGAGTGGATCCGGCCGCTGGTACGTGCGCGACGAAAACCCCGAGGGCGGCACCAAGGTGACGTCCGTCGCGGGCCCCATGGCCAAGCTATCGGATCTGCACGCGATCGCCGAAGCACGCCGCAACGACACCACTCGCGGCACCGTGGATTGGCTGGGTGAGCAGTTCCAGGGCAGCACCGAGTTCAGGAAGCTGGCCACCGGCACCCAGCGCGACTACAAGTGGTGCGCCAAGGTGCTGAAGGCCCGCCCGTTCGGCCAGCTGCTGGCCAGCAAGGTCCCGCTGCCGCTGGTACAGCGCCTGGTGGAAGACATCGCCGCTGGCCGCGCTGAAAGCCGCACAGGCGCAGGCGACGGCATCGAGCCACGACCGGCCAAGGCCAACCACGTGCTGCGCTACCTGCGCCGCGTGTACAGCTGGGGCGCACGCATGGGCCACGTCACCCACAACCCGGGCCGCGGCGTCCGCCAGGCTGAGGAAGCGGGCGAGTTCAAGATGCCAGACCCGGGCGCGTTCACCGCCGTGCTGCGCTTCGCCCAGGAACGTGGCCAGCGCAAGGCGCACAGCAAGGGCAGCGTGTCGCCCACGCTCTGGCCCGCCATGGAAATCGCACACGCCGCCCGCCTGCGCGGCATCGAGGTCACCACGCTTACCGACGCACACGCGCTGGAAGCCGGCCTGCAGAGCAACCGCCGCAAGGGCAGCCTGGACAACGTAACCCGCTGGAACCCGCGCCTGCAGGCCGCGTGGGACGCCGCCGCGGCCGTGCGCAAGGCCGCCATCGAGCGCACCGGCCGGCCCATCCCACTGCTGGCCAGCCAGCGGTTCCTGTTCGTCGCCGCCGATGGCGCCCCGATGACCAAGTCCGGCTTCGATTCCAACTGGCAGCGCCTGATGAAGCTGGCGATCGAGGAAAGCGTCATCACACCGGAGCAGCGCTTCACCCTGCACGGCATCAAGCACCGCGGCATCACCGATACCGCCGGCACCCGTGCCGCCAAGAAGGACGCCAGCGGCCACCGTACCGACGCCGCCTTCGACCGCTACGACCATGAAATGCAAGTCGTGGAACCAGCTTCACGTGCTGATTTTTCGGGAGATTTTTCGGGAGGCAACAAAAAAGGCACCCTCTCGGATGCCTAAGTCGTTGTTTAGTATGGTGGGCTGTGAAGGATTCGAACCTTCGACCTATTGATTAAGAGTTAGGGCGGTTCTGACGGCCATTCATAGACTTGAGTGGCGCAATTTTCGGGAGGCGGGTCCGTGAAACCATTGGTACCGC